AAATTTTATTTATCTGAAAATAGCTCTTGAAAAAGAGAGTACCGCTATCAAAAACCGCCGTAATCTTATTGTCGAGCTTTATACCGCAATTATCCGCATCAACCAAAGTTCCCTTCGCATTTGGTGATAGCAACATGCCAGCCCCAGCAGCAACCCCTTTCTCTTGGAGTTTCTTGAAGATAAGCCATCCACTCTTAGGCAGTAGAAGCCTTCGGTTCTCCACGAGTTGAATTAGAACTTGCCCTTCGTTTTCCGGATGTTTCATAAAAATAGCAACAAGATTACGAAGATCTTTGTCCAAATCACAAATAGGAGTAGTTGTTGGAGAAGCTATAGCTTTTTGTAGCCCATCAACATCGTCAAAATCGATTCGTGAGATGACCTCATCCGAATTTGGGTCTCCCGGATAAAACTCCTTGATCTCATATTTTTCTTTCCCATTAGCGAAAAAATCTTCGCACTGGGATTTGAAAACTTCGTTTAGGTACTCATCTATATCGTTGCTGACCTGAATCCTTTCAATATAGTTTCTCTCTTTGCATCTAAATATTCCGAACAACATATTCACACCACTTGTATTGCAAAACTATCATCAAACATAACAACTAACATCTGCCTATTCGCGTTCTTTCTTCCTCTCAAAATTTCAGGAATACTCTTCTTTGACATAACCAGGACAGAGTTTCCTTCACCTGTTTCTATATCGTAAAATCGATAACCTAGTATTTTAGCTAACGGATTGTTCGATTCAACCTCTGAGAAGAAGCAAACAATGGCGAATAGCGAAATCAGCCCCATAAGCTGGAAGCTTGCAAGATGATCGCCAACAAACAGAGGTAAAACGTACGCCAAGAAGTATGAGTCAGCTCCACCTCTTCTCTTTGCTATAGAAGAAAATTTCAAGACTACTTTTTCTTGCGCTTTTACAACTTGCTTAACCCAGAATCGAAAGACAATTCCGGCGAGAAGACAAACAAAGAGACCAAGGGCGATCCCACAAACGAATCGCACCCAGTTTTCCGCTCCTGCGGCAAATAATCCTATCGATAGAGGCGCCATTCCAAGAAGAACAAACGCCCATCGATAAAGAGTGTTAACCACGCTCCCCTCTATTAGTTTTGCCCTGCATCAAGTGATTTTATGCCGTTTATTGCCAAACCCGCCGTCTTCAGAGGCAGTCTTTCGAGAATGGCAAGCATGGCACAAGCTCTGCAAGTTCGCTTCGTCGTAGAGAAGCTCCGGATCCCCGCGATGCGGGACAATGTGATCGACATCCGTTGCAAGTGTGAGGCGCCCTTGCTTCATGCACTGCTCGCAGAAAGGGTGCTGCGCAATAAAGCGATTACGAAGCTTCTGCCATCGATAGCCATAACCCCGTTTCGCAGAAGAACCCTTAAAAGCTGTCCTACGCGCCTCTCGAGCTTTACGAGCTGCAGCGGCATGCTTTTCAGCATCGCTTTTATGCTGTCCACAAAAATCAACACCACGCGGTACAGGGCGCCGACAACCGGGGTGTTTGCAAAACGTCATGAGAGGCATCACATGGAAGGCATCAAAGATTTAGCCAAAACCCAAATAGCAAAAAGCCCGCACTCAATCTCAATCGAGCCGGGCTTTCTTCTACTTTCTCTGGGCGCAAAAAAAACCGCTCCTCCAGAGCAAGTCTTTCGCGTCTGAGACGGTATATAAATTTTGAGCAATTATAGAGGACGATGCAGAATTTTTTCAAGTCGGTTGCGAATGACCGTGCGTCCACGTGTAAGAAAGTTATCCACGTCACGATAGCGCATGCGCAGTTTGAAATGGCGCCATATCAAGGACAGCATATGCTCTCGGGAGACTGGGTATGCATAGAGCGCAGCTATGAGCGCCTTAATGCACCTGTCAGAATGCGTAGTGCACGGCATTCCTTGCCAGGCACGATTGACTTGAACTGCCTTAGCGATATCAACGGGAGAGTCACTTCCGAAAATGCCGCTCATAGCCCCGGCCTCAGTCATTAGGCGAGCCATAGGGGATCTTCCAGGACATCTGCTTTCTCGACTCCATCTCCCCCAATTGACTAAATAGTCTTCAAGTTCGTCGTCAGTCATTCTTCCTCCCAGTCAATTGCGATCACAATCGTTCCCGGCCTCTTAGGACTCAGCCATACCTGTTCTCGATGGTGGAAAAGACAATCGTCAAATCCAAGTGCATCGGCGATTCCGTCGTAGAACGACTTGCAACGTTCAACCATGTTCGACTCGTCACGGCGCCGGCGATCGGGAGGTTGAATGATCAGCTGCACGTTCAGCCGAGTTCCGCTCTTGAGCGTTGCAGGTTGTCCCATGAGCTCCTGTTTAGCTTTGACGAATGCTTCCTGCCGCGCAGCCTTCACTAAAGCCGCTTTTGCCGACCAATGACTCCGGCCGTTCTGTGAAAGCTTGACTCCCGGCCAAGGAAGGTCTTTGACCAACAGCGTCCTTTTCATGAATCCCCCCAAAACTTTCTTCCGTAGTAATCGAGTGCTTTGAGGCGTTGTTTCTTGACTTCATCTGGCGCCTCGTCGAAGTTCTTGCATTGCCTCGGCGAATCAATGCGCTGCAGCACATTCCAGTCACCCTTTTTGATACGAAGCGAGCAATAGCCTGACTTTTTTGCTAACAGGAAGCCTCCTTGGTCATAAGCCGCTCCAGCAAAGTGAACGCAGCTGAGACACACAACCGGACACGGGCCATAGACCTTTAGAGCAGAAAAGAGATCTGTCATTTGGTCCTCAATCGGAAGTCTTCCCAGTCGAACGCAAAGCACTGCCCACCATCAGATAGACGACTGATGGCGGCATCTCCAAGAACTGTTCGAAGTGAAGCATTCTGAATATCCTTGCCGACGAGAGGCAGATTTGAGATTGCAATGGTTGGTCGGCACTGCTTGTAGCGACCGTCGATGATTTCGAAAAGTCGGTCAGCCCCGTGGGAAGAAATGGGGCTGCGACCTATCTCATCGATCACAAGCACATCCAGATCAATGTAGGCACGGATGAGTTTTGCAGCTTCACCTTTCGCACGTCCGGCATCATCTTTGCCGTACGTCTCATAAATCTCAGAGAGCAACAGGCTACAGTCGACGATCTTTGCGACGAAGCCTTTGCGGAGTGCGCCCATAACAATTGCTGTGCCTAGATGTGTTTTGCCAGTGCCAGTCTTACCGACAAAAATGAGCGATTTTCCGCGGTTAACACTTGTCTCAATGTCTTCCCCCCAGGCTAGAACTGCGCTCTTGACCTCTTCCATCTTGGTGTTGAAGGTCTGCCAGGAAGTCACAGTCATGCCTTGGAATCGCGGAGGGATTTCAAGTGATAAGTGCTGCGCGAGAAATCTTTGCCGAGAGCACTCTGGACAAGACGAAAAATGGAACGTGCAGGAGTCGTCGACCCAATACGAACGATACCTACCATGCCGAGAGCACTCATCCCACCGCACCTCGAACCGGGAGTCCGTAGTTGTAGTCGATTTCTGCTGTGTTTCTTGCGCCGAAGCCCGCATAGCCCTGGCGCGAGCGATCAGATCGGTGATTCCCTGCATAGTGTTCAAATCCTTTCTTTTCTCTGCCGATCCAGCCGAGGAATTGAGTCTTCCACTGCCGCATGGTCTTGGTTGTTGTGTTGTTTGCGCCTAGCCAGCAACGCATCTTGGTGAAAGTTGCTTGAGCATCAATCTCAGGCCTGAGCTTCTGAGCGTCGACCCGCCAGTCATCCGGAATGTCTTCTGGAAATCGCACGCGAGGAATTCGCTCTTTGCGCGGTTGCTTCGGTTTAGAACAGGCCTCAGATTTGCGTTCTGCGGCGTTCTGATCCTTGGTTGGCGTATCGGTACCAAAAAGCGAATCGGATGTCGTAGCGAAAAGCGCATCGATGTTCTCGATGGGTGTTTGACCGATAGCCGAGCAAACGACCTCTACGTTCACCTCACTTCCGAGACTTTCGGATGCAACTCGTGCTGCCTCGTTGAAAAGTTCGTCATCAAACGGAGGGGCTTCGCATGTGTGTGCGTCACTACTCTTTTCTTCTTCTCTATTCAGTTCTCTATTCCTTCTCTCTTCGGGGTTCACTTCTGAACCCGGTCCCGGTTCACTTCTGAACCCGGTGGGGGTGCACTTCTGAACCCCCTCCCCGTTCACTTCTGAACCCGGTTCACTTTTGAACCCGGTGCACTTCTGAACCGGGGTCAATTCCTTACCGGGTTCAGTTCTGAAAGTGGCAATCTTTGACGGCGGTAAAAGATTTAGATGAACTCGGTAATAGCGCTTCTCTCCGTTCTCCTGACGAAAGCTCAAAAGGCCCCTGTTCACGAGCTCCTTCAATGCAGCACGAACAACATTGCGCGACTTTCTAGCAATGGTCATGATCGACGTAATCGCCGGATAGCACTCAGAAGTCAGATCTCGATCGTCTACGAAGACCGCAACCGCTTCCAAAACGTCGGTCAACGTTCCATCTTCGAGGCCGCTTACGCGGACGGAAAAAGAAGCTTTCCAACCCATGAGGGCACCTCAGAAGTTGCGAACTTCGACTGATTTCATGACAGGATGATTGCGATATTTCTCCCGAAGAAAGTAAACCCAAGCGGACGGCATCCCATAGCGGCGCCACTCAGAAACAGTTTGAGGTGTACGGGAGCAAATCGATGCTACGCATGACGTACCTCCCAACTCATCAATGACGATTGATGTCGATCCGGGAGAGAGCCTGCGTGACCTTGCGATTTCGATTTTCTTAGTTGCCATAGCCGTTAATTTCGATTTGTCGAACTTTAGTGACACGGCCATTATACGGTTTTCCGTACTTTTCGCAAGAACTATCAGGCGTTAGACTATGCGGAAAACCGCAACATTATTGAGATATCTATATGTCTTCCACTCTTTCAGCAAGGCTGACCGAAGCGCTAGATGAAGCCAAAGAAAAAGATCCGACCAAATCGAAATCTGGCCTGGCAAAGTTTTGTGGCGTCCGTCCGAGTACCGTAACTGACTGGTTCAGTGGAAAAACGCGCGGCATCACCGGTGAGGCTGGCCCCAAAGCAGCAGAATACTTGTGCGTATCGACACGATGGCTTCTTAGTGGTACAGGAGAGAAGCACTCGACGTCAGTCGTAGCTTTCGACAATGCTGATGATTTTGATGATGACGATTGGGTTCAGATTCCCGAATTTCAAGCTCGATGTGCCGCAGGCGACGGTCAAGAAGTGCTCTTCGACGAGATTACTAGTTCGACCCCTGCGCCCTACAGACGTTCATGGTTCCAATCTCGACAGATCAACCCTGACAATTGCAAACGCTTCAAAGTACGCGGCACGTCAATGGAACCATACATTTGGGACGGTGACACTATTTTGGTGGATTGCTCGCCTCAGCCAATTCTCTCCGGGAAAACATATGCCTTCATGTTGAATGGAGAGATGCGAGTCAAAATCCTGCACCCACTGATACGCGGTGGTTACGTTGTTCAATCAGTTAACCCTGACGTACCAGAGGAAAGACTGACAGATGGAGACCTAGAAACGTTCAGACTAATAGGACGCGTTCGTGATCGCTCCGGTGATGGCATGTTCTAACCTTCAATCACTCAGCAGGGAGTGTGGTAGATCTTTACACTAAGAACTTGTAAACATATGCCAGATACAACATACTCCATTAAGATAGTTCGCAACATGGAGCATCACATGAATACCTCTATCACCGCCGACCGCAAGAGTGACGGCTTCTGGCGAGGATTCACGAGCGGGCTCACCGCTCCTTTTTCCGCGTTCGGACATCGTCGAGTCTCTGTTGATGTTGATTCTGAGTTATTGACTAACTCATACCGCCCGCCCTCGGAAGACTGCGAGAACATTCGCAAGTACTTTAATAAAGCCTTGGACTATGCCTTCACAGAAGCCGAAGCTAAAGCGAACGAACACAAGTGACGCAGTTCGTGCGGCCACTCCTCCTCCCACATCACTCATCGCCGCGCAAAAGCGAGAAGTATTTGAGGGACCGCTCCCACATCCTGATATTCTTCAAAAATACGAACAGATAATTCCTGGTATTGCTGAAAGAATTGTTCAAATGGCTGAGCGAGAACAAGATATACGTGCACAAACCGTAGCCTCAGAAGATGCTCGGAAGGATGCGTTAGTCGCTCTGGCTCAGAATGAAAATGATAGAACTCACCGAGCCTTGAACAAGGGGCAGAATGTTGGGCTTTTCATTACTGTCGCTTGCGTCATCGCAGCATTTGTAGGAATGCTGATGGACAAAAACCCTTACGTCTGCACCGGTTTTCTGGCAATTCCGACGGCGTCTTTCATCGCCTCCTTTATGCCTAAGTTATGGAAGCGGAATCGCGATCATAAGTCCTGAAAACTTCAACGTTATCGCGTGTAGCGTTAAATATTTGCTTTATTGGCCTCGTTGCTTCTGCTGCGAGGCTTTTTCATTTTGACTTCCGTCAATATTTCGGAATTCCGCAAAATAACCCCTTGCCTATCGATACGGATTTCCGTAATATTCAGATAACGGTTAATCGCAACAAACCGAATTAAACCGTTATCCCTCGCGTTAGCGGGGCACGCGACAGTGAATAGCTGGAGCGGCAGACGAAAGGCCATAAGAAGACGCGGAGCCAGTACCTCCGCGTCGAGCGCACAAAAGCGCAAAGGCTTAAGGATGCAGTGTCGACCGGCAGGTCTGATGCGGTACGCCGCACCACCTTGCCGGCCGAAAAGGCCAACTACTGCGCCTGCCTCACGGGCGCAGTTGTGGGTCTTTTCAACTCAACCCATTTTTTGGAACCGTAATGCAACCAGAATGTCTGTCTTAATAACTTCCCAGAAGTGGGGGCAGGAATGTTTGACAAGTGTCGTAAGATGGTTTAGAAGAAATTCTTTTCATCTAAACCATCTTGACAAAGGGAGGCCAACATGACGAATGAAAATACGACGTTTCGCCCGCTGGATAGCCTCCAGGTGATGGCGTACATCGTTGACATGTGTCGGAAACAACATATCGAAGTCAACGTGACGAAACTTCAAAAATTGCTCTACTGCTGCTACGGCGTCGCCTTGGCTCAACTCGGCATCAGGCTCACAAAAGAATCGCCTCAAGCATGGCAGTATGGCCCCGTATTCCCGAAAACTCTTGAGTACTTTCGCAAGCACCCCATTGAGAGCTTAACTGACTCCTCTGTGTTAGAGTCGACGGCTAGTGATGAGCTCAAAAAGTTGCTTATCGGGACATTGACCTACTTTGGACAATTCTCGGCATCACAGCTTTCTACCTGGTCGCACCAAATCGGCTCGCCTTGGTATCGCTCTTCAAATGGTGGTGCCAATCTTCGTGAAGAGATTGATGACACCTCCATCAAGTGCTATTTCAGGAACGAGGTTTTGGCGTGAGCTTCCCAAAATTCAAAGAAAGCCTCAAGCCTCAAATTGACTCCAAGTCCGAGGTGACACCCGACACCGACCTCCTGCTGATTCAGGTTGCACATCAGAAAGACGAAGAGAACAATCGGCACAAGATCAAGATCTACGCCTTGCGCCTCTTTGCTGGTCTCGGCGGAACGATGATCATTGTGTACATCTACCATCTGCTCATGCCTTCTTGGGCTCGATGGCTTTCGCCTTCCGAGATGGCTGCAATCAAAGATCTCGCGCTTTCGATCATGACTGGCGTATCCGTGAGTTTGGCGATCAAGTTCACTACGAAATAGCATCACTCCACATCACCTCAAAGGCCTCGGCACTCCCCTGCCGGGGCTTTGTTTTTGACATGTGCATCCAGATCGAGTACTCTTCCCCTGTCAGCGCGAAAGCGGCGCTGATCGGGCCGCAATAGCGGCTTTTTTCGTATTTGCCTCTAGGGGAATGAAATGAAGCGAGATCTTAAGACCCTCGTGACGCTGCTTGAAAGAATCGAAGACGATAACCTTGAGCAATTCATTGATCACCCCCTTGGAGAAGACGTTGACGAGCGCAAACTTGGGAAGCTCATCTCCAACAAGCGGCAAATCTTACTTGGTCACCTCCTTCTGCTTAAGGAGGCCGGGTACACGGGACACTTGACTGTTACGGTCAACGAGGGTGAGGACGGCCTAGAGCTTTGTTGTTCGATCCCCCGCCTAACCATGAAGGGACACGACTTGCTTGCAATGCTTCGTTCAAAAACTCTTTATCAGCGAATGAAAGAGATTCTTGATGGCACCGGTCTGCCCCTTACATCGGATACGCTGGACTTGATTCAACATGAGGCCTCTGACGAGTTGATTCGAGAGTGGGCATCTAAGAAAAAACTCCAATCTTGATCACATTGACGAAAGCGCCTTGGTTCGGGTAACATCCTGCGCAATGCTTCACATGAAGCAGGACGGGATTGGCGTCCCGAATCACTAGGCGGTCAGCCGCCAGAAGCCATCTTGCGGCTTTTTTATTGGCTGATCGCAGGGGTGTAAGCCATCCTTACATCCTTCGCAAGTCTCCTTTTACGGGCGGACTTGTGGGCTCCTTCGGGAGGCCGGAACCTAGTGACCGGTACGCCAACCTGCATAGTCCGCCCACCCTGATTGGCGTCAGGTGCGGGCGATAACCTACTCACTAGGAGTTTGCAATGTCTCAGATCATTGCCACCAACGCCTTCAAAGTCATCGAAGGCCGCCCCGTAACGTCCAGCAGAATCGTCGCAGAATACTTTGGCAAAAAGCACAGCGACGTAGTGCGCGCCGTAGTGAACACTATCGCCGCAAAGCCCGAACTTGAAGCATCGCGCAATTTTGCGCAATGGTCAGAGGACGTAGAAATTGGTTCCGGAGCCAAGCGTACCGTTGTCGGCTACTGGATGGATCGAAAGGGATTCAGCATCCTCGCGATGGGCTTCACCGGAGCTAAGGCGCTCGAATTTAAGTGCGCGTTCTACGATCAGTTCGAGCGCATGGAGGAGGCGCTGCGCAATCCACCGAAGCCTGAGTACATCACGGTTGAGCACCGCTGGGCGATTCAAAAAGCCGTCGGCAGAAAAGCGCGCGGGCAGTCGGTCAACTATCAGACCGTCTATCGCGCCCTGAAGGATCAGTTCAAAGTTGAGAAGTACACGCACATTCTCGAGGCCGACTTTGATGCAGCAATCGACTTCATTGAGTCGTTGCCTCCGTTGAACGCCCCCGCACCGAAACAGTTGTCTGCCGCACCTCAGAAGGAACCAAGAAAGTTCCTCGTCGATGAGAAGTACCTGGAGCGTCAGCGTACGTTCATCTACAACTGGAGGTATCTCTACAAAGATAGCCTTGAGCTCATACTAGAGCTTCTCTATCGCATGCAGTCTCCGCTCGCGCCTGCTCTTTGGGAGGCGATTCACGACATGTACTTGTGGAAAGCAGAGCGCGATTTAGCAAAGCTCGGCTACGACGTGAAGGAGCTTGACTGCTACAAGTCCTGGGCTTCGCAACAGCCCAAGCGCCTAACAGCGTAATCACCTAATTTTTCTTAACAGGCCTCGGCACTCACCTGCCGGGGCCTTTCTTTTTTCCGAGAACGCCATGAATTTGAAAAAACTTCTCGGCCACAACGAACGTACTGGGTTCAGCGATACCGCAATCATCTTCTGCGCCTTTCTGACTGGCGCCGGTATCAGTGCTCTCGGTATCTCACTCTGCCTGCTCATGCAGTGGGCAGTTCTTAATGGTTACGTACTTTTTTAGGAGTTCAGCCAATGAACGTCAAAGTCATCACCACCGCGCTGCAACACTTAGTTGGCGGCGCCGCTTTGAATGTTGCTCTGGGCGCAAGACTCGAATTAGCGACCCAAGAAGCAATCGCAGCCCGCGGACGTGAGGCAATTATCGTTTACCAATGGTACAGCCGCTGCGTCAAAGATCCTTCACTTGAGGATTTTGAATCGTGGCTAAGTAAAAAAATCAGCAAGAACAAGGAATTCAGCCAACTCGTTCAGGATTGGCACAATTTCTACAAGTCCCGCGGGGCGTAATGAGGAGCCTGCATGATGAGTATTCCCTCCCACCCACATCGGCGCCCTAAGTACGAATTGAGTCGTGATGCACGTAGAGCAATCAAAACGCGGTCAGCACGTGCAAAGAAAGCTAGAAAAGCTGCGCAGCCGCCGACGCATTCAAAGACCTTCATCGCTCGCATCCTCGCTTTCTTTCAAAGGAATGCCGCATGAAGCCCGTCTACTTCTTCGGCACTCGCGCCAAGGAACTGGCCAAGAGACTTCACCCAGTGACGAACACTCGCTGCTTGGATCTCTGGACTGACGGCGCCGAACACTATTACCTGAGAACTATGCGTGCCTGCGGCAATCGGTGGCGACTTTACTCCTTCCTTCTATTGCCTGATTGGCGCATCAAAGCTAAGAACAACCATGCTCAGAAACCTCATCACCTGGATTCTCTTTGCCTTCATCGGAGCGCACCGTGACGAATCGGATTGAATGGCTTAAGGCTCGCCAAAAAGGTATCAGTGGATCTGATGTTGCTGCAATTCTCGGTATCAATCCATACCGCACGCCTCTTGACATCTACAGAGAGAAGACCACAGAAATCACCGAGGACCGAGCACCTAGCGAGGCTGCTTATTGGGGGACTCAACTTGAGAGCATCGTGGCTCAAGAATTTTCAAAACGAACTGGATTCATGATTCAGCGCGTCTACCACCAGCTTGCTTCTAACCTCGATCACTACATAGGTACTAGCACTCCAACTCAGTGGGCGCTAGCAAACATCGACAGAGCAGTGATCAATCACCGGATTTCTGCCGATGTTCGCCTCACAAATCCTGCGTCAATCTGGAACGTCCAAAAATTGATGCTGACAACAGACACCTTGCTCGAATGCAAGACTGCGAATGCCTTGATGGCTGAACACTGGGGACTTTCGCAAGAAGCAGAGATCATCAAGAGGGAGATCACCTCCAAACACAAGATCCCGCTCTATTACGAAACACAAGTTCAGTGGTACATGGCAGTCACTGCCGCAAAGCTTTGTTATGTCGCTGTATTGATCGGCGGCCAAGACTTTCGCATCTACGCAGTCGACCGGAATGAATCGATCATTCAAATGATCGCTACTCGGTGCTTCGACTTTTGGATGAAGCATGTCCGAGCAGGCGTACCCCCAGAACCAATCATTGATGATGACGTCAAAAACCTCCTTCAGAAATATTTAGACGTCTGATCGTACCGCTTTTCCTGCCCTGCACTCTGAGGCGAACGTAATGACTTCCTAGGGTGTAGGGCAGGAAGCTCTACGGAGATTTTTAAAGTGAGTAGCAACTACCCCCTCTCATCGTTGAGAACCCTAACGCAGTATGCAAAAGACGCTGAGACAAGCCAGTCTGCTGCATTGCGTGAATACATGTACGCAATGCTGTTGGTGACGGAATTTAGTGTCTTGCAAATGAAAGCCGCGGTGCGAGGAAAAAAGACTGCCGATACCGGCCTCTGGACGATCCTTGCAGAGATGCTCACTCGAATGGCGATCTTCATCCATGAAGGAGATCACGGGCGTGAGGATTCACGAAAGAGCTGCGCACGTTCTATCGCAATCGCTGCAAGCGAGCTCTATCGGCGTGAGCTTGATAGAAAGCGCGGAAACAAGAAGAAACCTGAGCTTTGAAGAAATAGTCGGAGAAGAACGATGGACTTTAATGATCTCACCATCGACGAGCTGAGAGAACAAGCAAGCAGGCTACGTTTGTGCCTGCCTTACACAGACATCGAGTTGTGTAGAGAACGGGCTGAAGAACTGATCGAAGAAGGCGAAGCCCTTCAAAATACCATCGCATTCATCGTGTTAATTGAAAGACGAATCCAAGAGCTCGAAGATGAGGGCACTGAAAGCTCATCTTGCTGCTACGAACAAAAGGAGATCACAAAATGAGAGCTAGGAATACTACTGACATATCTCCCATTGGGGTATTAATGCTTGATGTCAAACAGGTAGCAGCCTCCTGTGGGATCGGAACATCAACCGTCTGGAAACTAGTTAAGCTGGGCACCTTCCCGCGACCGGTTTACTTTGGTCCTAAGGTTGCTCGATTCAAAGCTGAAGACATCCAAAAGTGGGTTGCAAACCTTGAACCCGCCACCACTCCACTGATAGGCAGCCATACGGAGCAAGTGAAAGAAACTGCGTAAGCAAAACCCCGCTCAGCGACGTTGCTGTGCAGGGCTTTTTATCTGATTAATTTACAGGTGCAGGAACACCGTGAGTGATATAAGCTGCACCCTTATCGTTAGCAAAAATCTTAACCGCTGTCGTTTGTTCAAACGTAAGGCAAAGCAGATGATGCAAGGACAACACTAAGTCCTGTAACTTGTCGTCAGACTCAAGCGATCGTACATTTAAGCCATAATCCATCGCTTGGCCTCGCGTGATATGTCTAGCATGCGCCTTCGAAAAATCCTGATCACCAAGCAACTTCTGGATTTTCTGGATTTTTTCATCGGCGTCCTTATCACCGGAAAGCATCCCTCGGCGTAGGGATTTCTTTAAAATATCATTTGACCAGTCAATGGCATTCTGACAATCGAGCAAAAACCCAGGAGGCAATTTTCCGACGATCGCCTGCCACATTTGGAAGGTGCCAGGCCGCTCTTCTACCTCTTTGCAGGCCTTCTCAAATTCAGCAATGTATGACTGGGCTGCAACACCATTAATCTGAGGGTCAACTGGACCAATACTCGACTGATTACCCATCCAAATCTCTTTGCAAGATACAGCAATCAGAGTTCCACCAGACATTGCTAGTTGTGGCACAAAGGCACGGATATTCCCTTCGTATAGCTCATACAAATAGTCGATTAATGACTCTGTTGCGTCAACACGGCCGCCGGGCGTGTGCAAAATTAGATCCAACCCGCGTTCTCTAGACCCTTTCTTTGGGCAACATGCCATAAATCCGTTTTTATCTTCATCTGAAATACTGTAATTAGCTCCTACCTTGGGCTTCTGTAACCACCCTGAGTAGTAGACCATTACATTGCGGCCTGTATGCTTGGCAATTTTCTTTAGAAGATCATTTCTCAAAACATCGTGAGGATTATGCGTCCGGATGGCTTCTAAAATTTGATTCCACGTAGGCATACGTCAATTCACAAAACAGTAGATCCAGACACAGAAGAACGACACTTTCTAAGATCTTCTGGACTCCAAGCAAAAGGCCCGTACACAGGAACGAACTCGCTCTTGGTCGTGCCAAAAGAGAACGGGCTACGTTCTATTTTTTTCTGCAGCTCCAGACTTTTCTCAGATATCTTTTTGTTCTGAGGGTTTTCCTTTTGTTCTTTCATGGCTTTTCCTCACATTTCAAGTCAACACGTCCATGTCGAGAGCAACCTGCATCAACTTTAGACTTTAGAAGTATTCAAAACAAGAAGTCTTATTTAAGATCAGACAAGCAAAACTTTCCCCAAGCTTCATATACCTCCCTCATGTCACCCAGCGCCTGCTCGCGATCGTAGGCGCACTGATAGCTTTCATTCCGATGATCAAGGCAGCTTTCTCGCAGATCGCGAGGAAAAGCTTTGTGTCCGTATCCTCTGGCATCTTTAGCCCACGTATTGAAAGTTGCTCGCGCAAGCCCATGAAGCGTCACTATGCGTGGTTGACCATCACGCGTTTTCTGATCTGGATCAACCCACCCAATACCATCAACCTTTCTCTGCTTAACGTGCATTCGTTTGAGAAGCGCCCGGACAGAATCCCGTGAAAATGCAGACAAGTTGCCCTTATTGATATTGGGAAACACAAACCCTTTTTCGTCATTCGGAAAGCGTGGAGCTGTATCGAGCAACGCTTTCGCTTGGTTGCTCAAAGGTGTTTTTCTATCGAATGGGATCTTGTCCGACTTCATCTTCATGCGATCACGAGGAATGACATGCAGCCAATGGCCGTCATCGTCCTGCTGAATTTCGTCCCAAGTTGCTTCACGTGCCGTGGTGTTCCGCGCTGATGTAAGAATGGCAAAAGCAAGACAACGTGCAGTCTGGCTTTGCGGCACCAGCTTCATAAGCTCGGCAAAAAAAGCTGGCATTCTCTTCGGATGAAGAGCTGGTTCGTGACCACCCTCCGGTCGATCAAGCGCGAGAAGGTCACCGAGCTTTCCATTTTTCACCTGACACGGATTGAGCATGGCCGGGATCATCTCCTGTCTCATAGCCCAGTCATAAGCATTGCGCATATCGGACAAGATGCGTTCTGGCGTGTCTATCATCGTTCGCCACTTCTCTCCGATTTCCTCATGTACTCGTTCGGCAGTCAAATCCTTCGCCGACATGGAGAGCAGTGATGCAGATAAGTGATTTCTACAGTAACCATCCCAGACAAGCTCTTTTGGCTTTAAGGCATTCTTCCACCGTCCACGTTCTTCATTGAACCGGATCCAACTGTAGACAATATCTTTAACTGAAGGTTCTCGCGGAGACTCTAGCAACCTTGTAAGCTGCTCTGCTTTTTGCTTCTTGACTTCTGAAGGATCTATTCCATCATCCAGCATCCGCCGCCAATCCGCAGCCATCATAAAAGCTTCACTTAAGCTCAGCTGAGGGTAAGAGCCAAGATTAAAGCACCGTTTAGTGCGACGATCCCGCAGAACGAAATATTTGACAATCGAACCGTCGCTCCTGCTGCGTGGACGGACATACAGACCAGGAACTACCCCACAAGCCGTTTCGGAAGTAACGGTTCGGAGCTTTTTATCGGTCATTTTGACTGCGACTCTAGGCATAAGCTAATCGTTGCTCCCAAAAAATCCGAGTGATATTTCCATTTTATGCTCACACGTGTTTTTATGGGAGCTTAAATGGGAGCATTAGCCGCGAGCTAGAGACACTTCGATGCGGACTTTAATACGCCAATAAGCAGCATCTTAATATCGCGTCATCCTTAGAGAATCAAGGAATGCGAGACGATGACGCAACAAAAAAGGCCATCTTACGATGACCTTCTTTTGTTGATCTGGTCGGGGCGGCGGGATTCGAACTCGCGACCCCTTGCACCCCATGCAAGTGCGCTACCAGGCTGCGCTACGCCCCGAACAGAAGGGAGAGTTTATATGACCCTCCCTAAAAAGTCAAATCAATCTTCGCCGCCGGCGATCAGATTCGTTGTCACTCGGCTGTTGAGCGTTCCCGACGGATGGAACGTGACGACTCGGCGTTCAGTGATAGTCACCGTTTCGCCGGTCTTCAGGTTGCGGCCCGGGCGAGCCACCTTGTCGCGAACCGAGAAGTTGCCGAGACCCGGGATCTTCACCGTATCACCCTTTTCCAGATGCTCGGCGACGAGTTCAAAGAAGGTCTCAACGATAAGTTTGGCATGAGGACGATCAAGTCCTGCGACATGATCGACCAATGCTTCTGCCAGGCTTGCCTTATTGAGCGTGTAGATCTCAGCGGCGGTCAGTTCAAATTCTTCAGTCATATTCACTAGCGGTCAATTGAGAATTATGTCTTTCGAAGGGAATCATGCAACTCCCTTCGAAATAGTTCAAGGTCAATCACGCGCGCAGATGCGCTCCCACGCCCTCGAGCGCTTCGAGAATCGCTCGCACAGCGCCGTCAGCTTGTTCGTCGGTGAGCGCTTCTTCGGTACGGCTTGAAAGT